CAGCAATCTGAATGACCGCAGCTTCAAGCGACGTTTCGTTAAGGTCAGCAGCAGTGCTAGGCGTGTTGCTGTTGGTGCCACCGGAAACCAGCGGGTGCGCGGTGCTGAAGAGCGGCTGACCGTCACCGTAAGTGACCGCAGCATTGAAGCCCTGATTCAGCACATAGGCAGCTTTCACCTGTTTGGTGTAAGCCATCGCACGGGCCAGCGCCTTGGTATAGCGGCTGGACAGCGAGTCGTAGAGGTTATCTTCGACAGCTTCTTCCGTGATCGAAAAGCCCATCGCAATGGTTTCGTGGTTGTAACGAGCAGTCCAAGCTTCCTGTGCGTTGTCGTACTGGATAGCCTGACCTTCGTTCTTCACCGGAGCAGCAGAGAAGCCCGACAGCTTGGTTTCTTCTTCAAAAGAACGTTCGGAAGATTCAGTTTCGTAAATCTCCTTGTGCTCTTCGCCGTAACGGTTGTACTCAAGACCAAACAGGGCGTTAAGACCCGGAAGGAGTTCTTTAAGTAGCTGAGCGCGTGAAATTGCCATTTGTAATTACTCCTTAGGTCGCAACGGCAGCGCCGGTGCTGTTGTAATACGAATGCCAGCCCTGATTGAACTTAACCAGCACCTCAGGGGAGCCAGCGAAGGTCAGCGTGGTGGCGCTCGCGAGGTTGACAGCAACCTGCAAGGTCAGGGTGGTGCCGCTGATGCTGACAACATAGTTGCCCGCCGCAATACCCGTGCCCGTGACAGTCATGTACGGATAGATATTGGCGTTAGCAGCCGCCAGAGTCACCGTGGTGGACGAACCAGAGGTCGTACCGGAAGCAGTGGTGGACACCGCAGAAGCCGGGACAAGGCCAATGACGCGCATGATCTTGGCAGAAGCAGCCGGAGCCGCACCGCCAACCGCCACAGCGGAGTCACCCGTCGCGGTAGAACCCGTGTTCTGAAGCAGACCCACGTTCTTACCAACAGCCCACTGACCGGGATAAGCCAGCGTGGTGCCGGTGCTGCAAATCGCAGCCTGATAGATCGCATCCGGGTCATCGCTGACATACGCAACAGCGTCAGTCGCCGAAGTGCTAGCCAGCCAATACTGGTAACGGTTCTTACCAAAGATCGGGCCGCCCGTGCTGCTGTATTCGCAGCCAAGGAACACACCAACGATACCGGCAGTAGCCGAACTACCCGAGGTAGTACCATTCTTGACAATCGTGCCGTCCGTCGTCAGTTCAACGAGGTCGCCGTAGAAAATGCTGGTGCTGTACCCATTCGCAATCGGAAACATCCGAGTCGAACCGGCAAACACCTGCCCGCCGATCAAATTGACCGGACGTAGCCCGTAAGGGGCTGAGACAGTAGGATAAGCCATGTTTAGCTCCTAAATTCCTAAATTATTTAACAAGACCTTTACCAAAAGTAACTTGAGTTTTCTTGTCCTTAAACATTGGCATACGGGGGTCATTCTCCCGCATGTAGTTGTTATCCACAGACGCCACATTATCTTCAGTGAGTTTCTGATAATGAGCGGTGCGTTGGGCAACAAACTCGCTGGGGGTCTTACACAAGATAAGCCCACCGGACTCAATAGAGTCCTTAAACCGACTGTTTGGATCGGCCATTGTAAACGCCTCAGGATGTTCCGAAGCCTTCACGGGTTCCCAACCTTCTCGTAATTTGGACGAGATGTTGTTTACATCAGGAGTGCCCAAGGTGCTGATACGAATCCAGCGGTAAGAATATCCCGGTTCCTGATTAACCTCAGGAAGCAGCGAAGGCGGTGCCCAACTCTTGGGTCGGGAAGACGCTTCACGGGTATCCATGTCACGAGAAATTCTGTTTTCAGCCATTGGTGTCACCATTCAATTTAATCATTTCTTTTGCGTATTGCTCTGGGGTCAGCCCAAGTCTCTTAGCCAAAGAAACTTGCGTTGCCGTCAACGTAACTTTGCGGGGGGCCGTAGAACGCTTTGCGGAAGCCACCACCGTAGCGGGGCGTTTCTTATCGCTACCCTCAAAATTTTCCGGAAATCTACGCCGCATTTCCTTATCAATGCGCGAATAGTATTCGTCAGAAGTAGGGTCTACGCCTTCACCCACCAAGTCTTCATGCAAACCAAAAGCCATGCTAGTCATGACGCGGTTCTCGCCAAACCAAGAGTTACGTTTCTGCCACGCAACCGCTTTAGGATCAACTTTAGGAGCCGCATCTTCGACAGGGGCCACAGACCACCCGTCGTTATTGGCGGTATTTACTACATTTTTTTCAGGTTGTCCAGCGTCTTCTTCGTACTTTGGACGGTAGTTCTCTACCTGCTTGAGTTTAAGTTTTACGTCAAGAAGATTTTCCTGTGCCGCAGTCAGTCGGTCTGAGTCGCCGCTGTCATAAGCATCCTTAAACTCCCGCTTGGCTACCTCAAGCTCCCGCTCAAATGCCACCTTTGCCGAATCCACATACGCTTGTTCGCCCGTATGCAGACTCTTTTTCAGCGTCTTATTCTCATCCGCAAACCGCTGAAGCAACGCCACTGCTTCCTCGCGCTCGCGCAATGCAGCTTCTTTGGCACGGCGCTCGTCGTGCCAAACCTTCTTCAGTTGCTTGGCTTTCTCCTTGGAGAACTCTTCAAGCTCATCGTCTTCAAGGTTCTTGACGATTTCTTCCGGCATCGGCTCCTTATTACGGTCTTCCTCCGGGGTGTCGTCTTCAACCTCAATCTCAAAATCGTCTTCCAACTCGGCCACGTTCTTGTCGGTCGCCATGTGTTATCTCCTAGCCTCGGTGAATGCCACGCGGGTCTTCCACTACACCCTCGACGCTATCGTCGTTGATGAGCCGGAAAGATTTCCCGTGGATGTGAACTCGCGAACCCGAATGCGGGCGAACAAGGACAAAATCCCCTTCTTTGCAGTAAGGGCCGGTCGGGAACCGTGAGGCGTCGGAATAGCAATCCGGCCCCATCTTGACTACGAAAAGCACCGTAGTCATCAATTCCTCGTCCTTAATCGTTTTCTCCGCTTTGAGAAGGCCGCTATCGAACTTTGCTTCGATGTCAGGAATAGCGCACAGGATTTTGTAACCTGTGGGGTTAGGCAATTGTGTTGCCTGTTGCTCGTCGGTCATTAATCATTCTCCAAGTTGGTTTTGATATCATCCACATAGCGTTTTACCGCCAACATCCCGTTTACAGCACCACAGATGTACCTGTACTCGGCGTAGTCTTTAGCCACGCCGGAACCCAAATCGTCTTGGAGTTGACCAACACGTTTTTGGATTTCTTCAATAATTAGGTCGATTACGGTCATTTTTTGGGTTCTTTCTCAGGTTTTTGAGCCTGCTGATTGGCTTGTTGGACGGCTTGATGCGTGCGGTCTTGCACTTTTTGCCGGTTCTGATGGAGTCGGTCTTGCTGTTTTTCCCGCTCCACATGCCCAAGTTTATTCATTTCCATTTGAGCTTTCATACCAAGCTCTTGACCTTTTATCTCTTGCTGCTTGTCAACTTTGCCCGCTTCAAGCGCCAATTTAGCCTGCTGAATCTGAATATCCGCTTGCTGTGCCTGTGCTTTAAGTTGTAGCTCTGCCTGCTGGTTCTGCGCTTTAAGCTGCATCTCTTGTTTCCGCAGTTCCAACTCTTCGCGCTGAATGATGTTCAACGGGTCTTGTTGTTCTTGCTGCTGCTGCGCCTGAGCAGCCTCGGCTTGGTTTTTCTGCGTCAACTGCGCCTGCGCCTGCGCGACCAACTTGGACAACTGCACCTCGACCTCTTCCGGCAACTGCTCATCCGGCGGCGGCAGGGCAACGCCCAACTGCTCTTCAATTTGTCGGCGGTACGCAAACCCAAGATGTTCGCTGATGTGATCCATCCCCGCCGCCGCAATAGCCTGCGCCTTGGGGTTTTGCTCAAGAAGTTTCGCAACCTTGGGGTCTTGGCTCATCCCCATATGCACCGCAATGTGCGCCTCATGGTCTTGGTACATGAACGCCTTGACCGGCTTGCCAGCAAGAATGTCCATGTTCTCCGACACAGGGTCACGCGGTTTCTGGTCTTCTTCAGTCGGAATGATTTTCCCAATGTTCCGCACACCCAACACCTCAAGCATCTGCTTGTGAAGCTCCGGGAGGTCATAGATTTGGGGGGAAGACTGAGCAAGCTGCATCACCGCCTGCCACTGCGTGACCTTCTGCGCCATCGTGGAAGCGTTGGGGTCGGACACGGGGATAACGTCCACCATGTCGTAGTCGGCCTTCTTAGCCTTCCTACCACCCTCTTCCGGCTCGTAGTCGTACTCGTCAGGAGTGAAGTCGCGAATAATGGCGGCAAGAAGGCGCAACTCCCTCTTCATCGCGTAATGCACGCGACTGTGGACGCTCGACATCACTTTCAGACTGCGCTCAAGAATGGCAAGCGTGGTGCCCACCGGAGACTGCGCGGACATATCCGAGGCGTTGAGGTCGGTAGTGCTAGCAAACTTCCGCCCCTCATCCACAATATTCTGCATCAAAGTGAAGAGGACTTGGCTAGGCTCCTTGTACGGCAGCGTCATGATGTTGTCTTTGATGGTGCCAGAAGCCACATCAACATCACGGAACTCACCGGGGGAGATGGGGGTGTCGTCCCCCTTGATCCTCATCCCTCGGGTCTTAAAGCCGCCGGGGAGGTTAGATAGTGTCCCAGCGTCTACGAGTTGACGAATAAGAGAAGTACCTGATTTAGCAAAACTACCCAACAGATGCACAAGACCGAACGCATAAAACCCGAAGCCGGGGATATATGGGTAGTGGACAAAGTGCTCGCGCTTAAGTTTTTTCTCATCATCAGGTGCCCAGTTACGATAGATTGCTAGGACGGTTTGGGTGCTCTTCTCGATGGTCACGACGTAAGGCAGCGCAATGCCGCCCATCTCCATCTCATCGCTGTCGGCCTCGGGGTCTTTTTCGTCGTATTCCGACAAATCCAAATCCACATGCACTTCAAGAATCTTAAACCGCTCGTCGCTCGTGGCACTGAAGCCCATGTTCTCCGCAATCTTCTTCTCCACCTCATCAAGATTGCCCCGCGTCGGCTCACCAAGGTCAACGTCACGGTAAAACCCACTGGCTTGCAGCTTGATAACTTCGTTCTTGGACTTCCGCATAACGTGAGTTACACGTTCCGCACTGTCTAGATTGGAAGCGCCGTAGGGCACCACAAGGTCTTCCGCAGGGACATAAAGCGAAATCTGCCGCTCCAACGCCGGGTCGTAATACACCTTCTTGAACGCATTACCGCTCAAACCCAGACCCCACAACATCCGCTCATGCTCAGGCCGGTACTCGGTCATGACCTCCGTCAACTGGAAGTTCATATCCGCCGCCACGTTGACCGATGCCTGTTTCTTCTCCGGCGTCTCCTTACCAATGATGGTCGTCTTCACCGGCCCACTCGGCGGGAAGGTCTCCATGATGGTCTCGGCTTGGAACTTGACTAGGGCTTCGCTGAGGAGAGGATGGAACACGCCGCACGCACCACTCCACGGCTCAGTCCGCTGCTCGATCCGCAATCCCAGCAACTCCAACCCGTCAATATAAGTCTGCAACCAGTCTTTGCGCGAAGCAGTGTCACCGTCGAACGCCTCAAGGAGGTCACCGGCAATGGAGTTCAACGTCCCCTCGTCCATGTCCTCGGCAAGGTTCTTGTAAAACTCCTCAACTTCCGGCGAGTCTTCATCCTCGATGGGTTCCCCAAGAAGCTCCGCAAGGGCAAACTCGGCACCGGACGGCGGGGTGTTGTCTTCTCCCGGCAGGGTGGAACCGTCGTCAATTACTTCGACTTCAATCTGCATCTCTTCGTCGCCCATCTGTCGTTCCTCTTAATAATACGGTTTGCGGTTAGGGTTGCGATACCGCAGGGAAATCTCTTCATCCGGCTCGTCCAACGTCGTGCGGATATACCCGCCCTGACGAAACCGCATCATCGCCATAGACACCGAGT